GTTCGTCCGCCAGTCGAACAAGCAGCGTCTCGGTGCTGGAGCCATCGTTGCGCCGCTTGGCGAACGCATCGGCCACGTCACGGGCGATGCCGATCGCGCGCTCGCGCAGCTTCTGCACCACGCGCTCGGTCGGCTCGGTCAGCAGGCGGCCTTTCTCGCGGTCGATCACCCGCTCATACTCGTCGTCAGAGGTGATGCTGACGGCGTGTAGGCGGTAATCGGTCACTTCGAGGCGGGTGATGCCGATGCGCTTCGCCTGCAGGACCTCGTATCCAAGGCTGAAGCACCAGCTCGGCGTGGGCGGCAGCGCGGAGCGCAGGACCCTGACCCAGCCGATCGGCTTGGCCTGGTCGAATCGCTCGAGGATGGGCACCTGCAGGTAGTCGGGCTCCGGCAGGGCCTCGAGGTGGTGGCGCAGGCGCAGGTCGCGCGCCAGGAGCGGGTGCGTGAACTCGCAGGCGTCCGCGTAGGCGCTCAGCGCGGCCCGGGCGTGCGGGTCATGGTCCGTGTCCAGCACGAAGTACTCGCAGCCCTCGTGCTTTCCGCCTGGCTCGCTCGAGCCGTCGGTCTGGCGGACCTCGAACTTCTGGAACAGCCCCTGGCCGGTGTCGGGCACGCCGATGGCCCGCGGCGGGAGGTCTGTGCGTCGATCGCTGATGTCGCTCATCTGGTGGTTCTCCTGGTGGTGCTACTTGCGGCCGCGGTTGATGCGGCGGGACTTGTTGCGGATCCGCTCGAGGCGCTTCTTCTTCGCCCACTTGGCCAGCGGCGTGCTCGAGCGCAGGTTGACCTGTGCGACCGGTTCTACGCGCCAGGGCTCGTAGCCGACCTTGATGCCGGCGACCATGCGGGCCTTGAGTTCCGCGTATCGCTGGAGGTCGTCCGGCAGGATCTCTGTGCCCTCGGGCGCGTCCTCGCCGCGGCGCAGCCTGAAGAGGTGGCCGGTGTCTGGGTTCATCGTTTGCTCCTGGCGGTGTAGGCGTGCAGGCGCATCCAAGCCTGGCGCGGGGTGAAGGGGTACGGCACGCCCGTGAACAGCTCGCGGAAGGCGATCGCCTCTGCGGTGGCCGCCAGCGGCCCGGCGGTGCTCAGCAGGAAGCTGGTCGCCACCTTGCGCCGGTCGACCGTGGCCGAGACGTCGACCACGAGGTAGCCGCGGCGCCGGTTCAGGCGCAGCCCGGGCACCCCGGCACCCTGCCGGAAGTGCCTGTTCGGCAGGCTGCTCATGCTCAGTGCGGCTTCGCGCCGCCGGCGACGAAGGCTTCCGTGGCGGCGCTGGCCTTCGCGCTGGCCTTGTCGACCTTGGCCGCGGGTGTCTTCGCTGCGGGCTTGCTGGCGGCTTTCTTGGCCGCCGGCGGCTTGCCCTTCACGTTCTCCGTGGTGGTCGACTGCGGCGGCGCCTGGGTCGCTCCCTTCGGGCCCTTCGGGAAAGGCCAACCGTCCGCCGGCGTCTGGGCGCCGCTCGGGATCTGCTGCTGCACTTCCTCGGGCGGGTGGAAGGTGATCTCGATGTCGCGCGACTTCATCTTCGCCAGCCGGCCGAACTGTGCCTCGGTCACATTCGCCGACTCGAAGCTCATGCGGGCGATCACGGTGCCACCCTCTTTCGGGGTGAAGCGCCAGTTCGACAGCAGACCGTCGTCGATCACGAGGTCGGACTTCTTTCCGCCCATCCCGTGGTCGATCACCAGCTCGTAGCCGGTGAGCTCCTGGTTCCAGGGGAACTTGCCAATCTTCATGCCGATGCCCGTCAGGTTCGGCATGTCGGAGGCTTCCGGGATGCCATCGAGCGCGGCTTGCTTGGCCCCCTCGCTGCCGCTGTTCTTCGTGAACAGGAAGCCCTTCAGGTGGCCATCGAAGTGGGCGAGGATGTCGGCGCTCAGCTGGATCTCGAAGTTCAGTTTGGCGCCCGGGTTCTCGTCTGGAGCCCTGTTTTTCTGACTGAGCACGACCACATCCAGCAGCTTCGCCTTCGTGGGATTCAAGAGTTCAAACATCGCTGACCTTTCGCGTGGTGGTGCTGCGCGGCTTGCGCTTCTGCACCGGGGTTGAGAACACTGTCTGCAAGCTGGCGCCACGCTTGAGGCGCCGCCAGATCGCGTCATAGGACATGCCCAATCTGGCGCATGCATCCTTGAGGACCATCGTCTCGTCTCCTAGCTGGACGATGATGTTGTTTCGTCGGTTGCGCACTTGCTCTGCTCGAGTCGCCCATCGCACGTTCCCTGGCTCGTAGCCGCGCCTGTTGTCGATGCGCTCGAGCGTCATGCCCTTCGGGCGCGGGCTCATGTGAGCAATGAACGCGGCGGGGCTTTCGCGCCACTCCTGGCACACCGCAATTCCACGTCCGCCGTAGTCAGCGTAGTTCGGATGCTTCGGGTTCAAGCAGCGCTGCAGCATGTGATATCGAACCTTGAGCAGTCGGCCCCGCTCTTTGCACTGCTCGCTGAGAGGCATGGTGGCTCCTGGCGGTGGTGGTTAAGGTGGGGGGCGCCGGTCGCAACTCGGACTATCTCGGGCACCAGGAGAACGGTTGGACGTTCACTTTCCCGATCAGCACGCTTGTGCTCGCCCCCCTGTGAACTACTCCGGGAACTTCCTGGAGAAGACGGCGCGCAGGTCGCGCATCTGGTCCTCGGGCAGGCCGCGCGCGAGGTCGAGGACCTCGAGGCCGGCATCCCGATCGCGGCACTTCTGCAGGTCGTCGGCGAGCTGCGCGTAGGTGGGCGCTGGCGCGCCGCCGGCGGCCGGCGCCTGGCTCGGGCTGGCCGCAGGTGCCGCGGCGCGCGTGGTGCGCTTCGCGGCCGCCGGCGTGGCCGCCGGAGTCTGGGCGGGCTCCGCCGGCGCCGGCTCGCGGCGCTGCTGCGTGGTGCCGAAGCCCTCGCGGCTCTGCTGCTGCTCATCGGTGTGGTCCTCGAGCGCGGGCGGCTCGGAGCCGTCGGCGACCACCGCGCGCACCGTCTCGACGTCGACCATCGAGCGCAGGTCCAGGCCACCGCCGTCGGAGCGATCGTCGATCCCGGCCGCCGCGGCGAGCGCATCGTTGACCGCCACCGGCAGCAGCTTCGCGTGCTTCTTGATCGCGGACTTGACCGCCATGTCGTCTTCCCACATGACCCAGGGCGTGTCCATCAGCTTCGCCATCGCCTTTTTCCAGTCGCTGGAGCCGTCCTCCGCAGCGTCGACCTTGCCGCGCAGCGACCGGTACGTCTCGCTGCGCTCGCGGATCTTGTGGATCTCCTGGACCGGCAGGACGCAGGCGCTCTCGCCGCCGTCGGCATACTGGACCCAGCTGAAGGCGCCGATGAGCGGCCCGCGCTCCGCCAGCTTCTTGCTGTAGGTCAGGAAGGTCTTCGACCCAAGCTCATGCTCGAACCGGTCAGCTTCGTGGATGGCCTCAGCCTGGCACGAGCCGATCAGCGGCGACCGGTGCATCAGCGTCAGGAAGCCCCGGTAGCCGATCTGAAACTGGCACTCGAGGTGGTCGACCCACTCGTTGCCCACCTTGCGGCGGGTGTTGTAGGGGATCAGAAACGCCTGCTGCTGCACGGTGTTCGGCTCGAGGCCGAGGGCGGCGCTGGTCATCATCGCGCCGAGCACCGTCTGGGGGTCGCACTGCGCCAGCTTCGGGGTCTTCTTCACCGCCATCACGCACAGCCGGAGCATGCGCTCGGGCGTCAGGTATTTCCCGGCGACCGCCGCGATCCCTGCCTTGACGCGCGGGTCGTCCAGGTAGGAGAAGATGGTCTTCGGGGGTTGCGGCGCCTGGCCGGTGGCGGCGGCGCGCAGCTGGTCTTTGCTCATCGTGGTTCCTCGTGGTGGTGGTGATCAACGCGCCCGAGCGGCGCGATTCTTGGCCTTGCGCAGGATGCGCACGCGGTTGGTCTTCATGAACAGGGCGGCCCAATCGGCGTGCTTGCGCCTGAAGCCCTCCAGGTCGAACTGCCCCCGTTCCTCGATGCCCCAGGTCAGCAGATCGCGCGGCCCGGCGCTGAGCGTCTCCGCCTCGCCCATGAACTTGGCCAGCTGAAACTTCAGCCAGTCCTCGCGGTTCTCGAGCGCTTTCTTCCGGTCGGCGATCTGGGCGAGCTCCTGGACAAACTCCTGGATCTCCTGGGTGGCCTCGACGCGCACCGGCTTCGGCTCGGGGAACAGCGCGCGGACGTCCGCGAACTTGATCGGGTCCGGCGGGATGTCGCGCTCCACGTGGTCGCGCCAGAAGCTGACCATCTTCTCGCGCATGCCCGTGATGGTCGGCTCGTCGCGAGTGCACCAGAAGATCTCGACGTCGTCGAAGCTGCGCAGCGCGGCGGCGAGGCAGCGCTGGCGGCCGGTGATCATCAGGCCATCCATGAACTGCGCCATGTAGTCGATCGGGATGTCTTCCGTGCCCTCGACGCCCCACTTCGTGCGAGCCTGGCCGCCGACCGACTTCGCGTCGACGTTCACGTGCTCGCCGTCGATCAGCAGCTCCTGGTCGATCTCGCAGCTCAGAAAGGCGTGCTCTGGGTCCGTGTAGCGCTCGTTGCGCGCCAGGACCTCGACCTCGTGGCCGAGGTCGCGCAGCTTGTCGACGACCATGTCGCAGATGAACGGCTCGAGTTTCTTGCCGCGGGCGAAGCGGCGCTCACGCTCGAGGTTGGGCTCGGGCTTCACGCGGCCTGTCTTCAGGTGCCAGAGCTCGACCGGCGTGGTCCAGGCGGAGACGCCGAGGACCGCTGGCGCGTCCGTGCTCCCCAGGAAGCTCTGCCGGTCGCGCGTGGTGGGCGCTTTCATCTTCATCAGCTGTTCTCCAGGTCGGCGATGCGCACGCGCAGGAGTTCCTCCTGGCGGTAGCTGTTGCGGATGTACTCCGGGCCCATGTTGATCCCGGAGTCCTCGTAGCTCTCTCGTTCCTCGACCACGCAGCGCTCGCACCAGCGCAGGTACCGCGCGTAGAGGTCGCGCCACACCCGGCTGTACCACCGGCGGCGGGTCGGGATGATGCTCGAGCGGCGCTGGAGCGGCAGGAAGTCGGCGGCGCTCATCAGGCCGCGGGTGGTGGCGGTGGTTTTCGGCATGGTGATCCTCACGCGGTGATCCAGGTCATCGGGACGTCCGCCAGGAATGCTTCCCAGGCGGCGTGGAGGGCGGCCTCGCGGGCGAGGTGGAGCTGGAGGCTGTTCATCCTGCGCTCCCGTCGCCGTCCGCGGCTCCGATCAGCCGGCGCAGATCTTCGAAGGCGCACGCTCGACCTTCGTCGTATCCGGCCTCGAATCGATCCGAGAATATTCGCAGCATGCTCTGCAGATCGCGCTCGTTGATGCCCGGCGTGACGTAGAACCAGCGGTCGCCATCGGGGTCGAACACCGCGAGGTCGCCGCTCTCTGATGGATCTGTCTTCAGCCCGAGCGCCATCAGAATGTTGATGCAGACCGGGGAAAGTTGGGCGCTCATGGCAGCTGCACCTTCTGTTCGGTCTGGGCGGCGGCGATCGCGTGCAGCAGCTCGACGCACTCTCGCGCCTTTGCGTGCATCAGCTTGCCGGCGTTCGGGTTCAGTCCAGGCGCGCGTTCCATCTGATCGATCGCGTCCGCGGCCACTCCAATCATGGCGGCGCACTCCGCCAGCATCAGCTCGAGCTCCGGGGCTTTGGCGATCAGCCTGGCGGCGTAGGCGAGGCGCTGACTTGCCGGCCCCTCGCTCGCTGGCATCTTCGCCACCGCGTTGCCATCGCTGTCGTAAACGCGCCAGCTCGAGGCGGCGCGGAAGGCCCGCCAGGGGGCCTTCAATGCGCGGGCGCCGCTCATGCTGCGCTCCCGGTGGCCGCTTCCGCGTCCGCGTCGATCTTGGCAAGGGCCACCGAGATCCAATCCCGAACCAGGGCCCGCTTGTGGGCGTGGAGTGGCAGGTTGTCGACGTCGTCGCGCAGCCGAACCAGCGCGGCTCGCTCGCAGACGTAGCCAACCGGCACCTGTCCGGCTGTTGCGGCCGAGGTCTTGCGCTCGCGGTAGTCGGCAACGCGGCGCAGCTGGTCGGCGTGCTCTCGGATGGCCGTGCGCAGGTGCAGGGCGTCCATCTCGCTGCTGCAGTCGAAAATGGCCAGCTGGCGGCCGTCGTCGGAGTGCACCGTCACCTGAAACTTCCCGGCGGCGCGCTCGACCGGGTCGATCGTGCAGAGTTGAATGCTGGTGAGGCTCATACTGCGCTCCGCTTCGTGCTCTGCAGCAGGTTGCCGACGGCGGTGTCGAGCGCGGCGCTGTCGACCTGGATGTTGATGGTCACGCTGTTGCGGCGGCGCTGGATCTGGGCACGCAGCGCGCGCCCGAGTTCGATGGTGCGCTGGGTCGTCTCCGCCGTCATGTAGAAGGGGTGGCGCTGCGCGAAGGTCTGGGGGTGGTTCATCGAGGTTCTCCTGGTGCGGTGGCCGGCGGCCACACTCCCAAGCCCGGGCTCGCCGGGCTCGCGGGTGTGGTCAGCGGCGGCCGGCGGCGGCGGCCAGGGCGGCTTGTGCGCCGAGCTCGTAGGCTTCCTGGAGCGCAGCCTTGATGCTCCAGACCGCCTGTTCGCTGAAGTCCAGCGAGTCGCTGTTGCGCGTTTCGAGGGTCGTAAGGAGCAGGTGCTTCGTCGCGAGGACCTCGAGCATTTCGTCGCGGCGCTGTTCGCTCGGGCTCTTGCGGTTCGTGGTGGCCATCTTCGTTCTCCTGGGTTGCCCCGCTGTTGCGGGATGACTGCACTTTGCCGGTATGCAAATGCGAAGTCAACAGGTATTTGGTGGCGACGCGCTCGCGATCTGTGCATAACTATGCAGTTTGACGGGCGTCATGCCCTGTGGAGAACTGCCTAAACGCACCCGCGCATGCAAACCCGAGCGAGCGCCAGGGCCCGACTTGCGGACTTCTCTCCGTTAGTGCTAACCTCGCGGCATGCTGATCCCACCACTCCCCACCACCGCGCAGGTGCGCCAAGCGCTCCTGCTGCTGCGCAACCCCCAGCTGGAGAAGCTCGCGCAGCTCTCCGGCGTGCCTCTGGGCACGATCTGGAAGATCCGCGGCGGGCTCTCGAAGAACGCCGGCCTGGACACGGTGCAGCGCTTCCAGCCTTACGTCGACGCGCTGGCCGCGCAGGCGGCGGAGGCGGCGGTGGTCGCTGCGTCCGCTCCCAAGCCCACCCGACGCCGCCGCCCGGTGAAGAAGGCCGACGCTCCGGCGCCGGCGGCCAGCTCGAGCAGCGAGGCAGCATGAACACGTTCCCCCCCAAGCCCGGCACCGTGGCGTACCGGGTGCTTGCCCACCTCGAGACGATCCTGCCGCGCAGGCCGCGCGCCACCGTGGGCATGATCGCTGGCGAGCTGCGCGGGCTCACCCCCTCGCAGGTGCGCGACGCGCTGGAAGCGGCGCACGACGCTGGGTATGTAAATCGCGATCACCAGATCGGGACGGGCGGCCGCGGCCCTGTGTTCTACGAGTTGGTGCGCCGCACCACCGGCGAGCTGGTCGTGGGTGGGGGTTCTCCCGATCGCGACGCGAGTCCGTTCGGCGCTCCTGGCGCAGAGGCGGCGTCCGACGACGGCGCGTGGCTGACGAGCTCGGGCGATCCGGCGGACGAGCCTCGCGGCGTGATCGAGCCGGTGGTGGATCCGCATCCGCCGGTGGTCGAGGCTCCGATCCTCTCGGAGCACGCCACCGCTCCGCCTGCTGCGCTGGCGCAGGTGGTGAACATCCGCCGTGTCGCTCCTGCCGAGGCGGTCGACGTCGACCTGCCGCCGCTGGGCGACTGGCTCCGCGCCGCGCACGGCGTGCCGCTCGAGCGCGGTGGCGCTGCTGCGCCTGGCGCGGTGGCCGCGGATCCGGATCCGCGCGAGGTGCCCCATACCGTGTCTGGTCTGCTGCTCGAGCACCGCCTGGAGTTCGACCCGGGCCCGATCGCCGCGCCTACGCCGGAGGTCACGGTCGCGCTGGACTTCGCTCCTGGCCCGGATCAGTTCGCCGTCGCGCTGTCTTCCGACGGTCGGCTGCATTGCTGGCGCGGCGTGGTGCCATACGTCTTCTCTCGCCTCGAGGTGCAGCAGCTGGTCGACTACCTAAACCGCGTCGACCTCGACGACCTCCTGGCCGACGCGCCATGAGCGGCCGCCTGAAATCCACGCCGCCGTCGGCTCACGTGCTGGCGGCCCGCACCGCAGTGATGCAGGCGATCCAGCAGCACGCCGCGAGCATGGACGCGGTCGAGATCCTGGCCGTGCTCGCGCACGCGGTGGGCCAGTGCATCGCCATGCAGGACCAGACGAAGCACTCCGCCGAGGATCTCCTGGCGCTGGTCGACTCGAACATCGAGACCGGCAACCAGGAGATGATCCAGCAGCTGCTCGGGACGACCAGGGGTTCGGCATGAGCAAGCAGTACGCGTTCCCGACCGAGTTCCTCGAGCTGGTCAGGACCATGCCCTTCGTGGAGGCGGAGGAGATGCTCGAAACGCGCCGGCAGGAGGTGCTCGCGCGGCTCTGTGCGGCTGAAGACGCCGACAAGGTGGACCTGGGCTACATCCTCTCCGCGATCAACGGCGAGCTGCACCTGGTGCGCCAGAAGCTGCAGCGCGTGAAGGTCGGGCAGGCGGTGCGCGATTGCTTCGGCGACGAGGGCTTCGCTGTCTGGCGCGAGCGCGTCGTGATGATGGAGCTGGAGGCCGCGGCATGACCGACCCAAGACCGGCGCCGCTGGTGCCCCCGGAGGTCGACCTGCGCGACTTCCCCCGCATGGGCCTGGACGTCGCGCGCTTGCGCGGCTCCGAGCTGGTGGTCGACCAGCCCCCGGAGATCTGTTGGGCGGCGCTGATGCTCTGGTGCGCGGCCTGGCACGAGGTCCCGGCCGGCTCAGTCCCGAACAACGAGAAGTGGCTCGCCGACAAGGCCGGTTACGTGTCACGCGGAAAAATCGATTTGTCCTGGGGACAGGTGCGTGACTCAATTCTGCGCGGGTTCGTGGAGTGCTCGGATGGCCGTCTTTACCATGCGGTCACTTGTGAGATTGCGCTCGACGCGTGGTCCTCGAAGCTCCGCCAACGGTGGGTTTCTGAGTGCGCGCGCGTGCGAAAGCACAACCAGCGGCACGGTACGTCAGTGACCACTCTCGATTTCGACCAATGGATCAGCGCTGGCATGCCTGTCGGCGGTCCGCTTCCTGTCCCGCAGGACACGGGCACCCTGTCACAAGGACAGTCACCCTCGCGTCACGCTGCTGTCCCGCGTGAAACAGCATCCAAGAGAAGAGAAGAGAAGGGAATACTATCTATCTCTCCTACTAACGTAGGAGAGACGCGCGAGTCGGCTTCGCCGCCTGCTGCCCCCCCTCCGGATGGCTCCACGGAGGCCCCTGCCGCGTCAACGCCGGCCCGAAAGCGCGCCGCCGCGGCACCTGCCCTACCCTGTCCCGAGGACGTCCCGGAGGACGTCTGGGCGGCCTGGCTCGAGCTCCGGCGCAAGAAGCGCGCGCCGGTCAGCGACGTCGTCCTGCAGCAGGCCCGCAAGGAGGCCGGGCTGGCGAAGCTCTCGCTCGAGCAGTTCCTGCGCGTCTGGTGCTTCCGCGGCTCGCAGGGCCTGCACGCGGACTGGATCACGCCGCAGGACCGGCAGCGCTTCGGGAGCGCGCAGGCGTCCGACCGCGTGGGCCGCCAGCTCCGCACCGCCGCGCTCATGGTCAACCCGCCCGAAGCACCGGGCTCTCGAACGCCGGCCGAGCCGGTTCAGGAGGTGATCGATGTCACGACCCGACGCATCGCGTGATCAGCTTGACGCCGGCGGTGCCGGCCCGGGCGACCTGGATCCGTTCCTGCCCGGCACCTGGGTGCACCGCATCTGGTCGACCATGCGCGGTAGCTACGGCGCGGCGTTCGACCGGCTGTGGCAGTGCCCGGAAGGCGGCGACGAGGAGGCGCACGTGCGGTCGCTGCGGGACACGTGGCAGCGCGAGCTGCGCAACTTCCGCAACTTCCCGGAGGCGATCACCTACGGGCTCGAGAACCTGCCTCCGCATCCTCCGTCGCTGCCGGAGTTCCGGGCGCTGTGCCTGCGTGCTCCTGCTCGAGCACCGAAGCAGCAGGACCTGCTGCCGCCACCGAAGGCCGACCTTGGGCGCCTGGCGAGCGAGCTGCAGCGCGTGGCTGGCGCGTGGAAGGCGCGCAAGGCCACCGCGTGCCTCGAGGAGCTGGAGCAGCGCCAGCGCGACGGCGAACGGCTCACGGCCGGTCAGCTGGCGTTCGTGAAGGCCGCGCGCGAGGCCCGGCCGGCGACCGTGGTGCAGTACGGCGAGTTCCGGCCGATCGATCCGGACTGCCTGCCGCCCGGCATGGTGCGGGACTTCGGGCGATGACTTTTCACGCTGGACAGCCCCGCGAGGGCGTGGACCCATGCATCCCGAGCGTGCCGGCTCGAGCGTGCGCGAGCTGCGCGCGCCGCAACGACTCGCTGCCAGCCGACCCCTACCTGCGCTCGCGGCACGTGGTGCTCGACGCTTCGACGCTGTCCTGGCCGGACGGCAACTGCCCGATGCGGATCCCGGCACCGTGGCTCAATCCCCAGGAGGAAACCGACCATGACCCTGTTCGTCTCTGAAGACTCGCAGTTCGAGGCCGCTGCGCTGCAGCGTGCGGTCGACGCCGATCGCGAGGAGGAAGCAACGCCTGGCGCGCCGCCGCGTTTGGGCGTGCGCGTGGTGCTGGTGGTGCTGGTGCTGTCCGTGCTCTGCGCGCTCGCCGGCGTTGGGCTCTGGGGCACATGGCGATGATGCGGCCCCTGTTCCTCGATCGCGGCTGGCGTCTGCGCCGCACTGCCGGTACGGTGCTGACCGTCATCGCTTGCGGCTTGGCGGTGGTCGCTGGCTTCTACGCCATGAAGGTCCTGGTGGGACTGGCGCGCATCGTGTCGCAGGTGTGCCCATGAGGCAGGGCGTGAAAGGACAACCTCTGGTGCGCGCGGTCGCGGCGTTCATCCGGGAGTGGCGGTTCGACTTTGCCTGGTTCGCGGCTATGTCCCTCGCCCTGTGGTGGCTGGCATGATCGCCGTCGGAATCGATCCCGGCCTGACCGGCGCTGCAGCGTTCGTCGACTCGCGTGGCACCTTCAGCATCGTCGACCTGCCCACCGTGGCGCTGTCGGGCACCGGCCTGATCCGGCGGCGGCTGGACGCCGCGGCCCTGGCGCGTGTGCTGCGCGACTTCTGCCCAGCCGGCGAGCCAGCGGTGGTCGCCATCGAGGCGGTGCGGACGATGGGCGGCCAGAACAACGCCGTTCAGACGCAGGGCTCACTCATGCGGTCGCTCGGCGCCATCGAGGCGGTGCTCGAGGTGCTCCGCCTGCAGTTCCAGTCCGTCGAACCACAGGTGTGGAAGGGCTTCTATGGCCTCGGGTCGAACAAGAAAGAGTCGATGGCAAAGGCGCTCACGCTTTACCCCGAGGCGCCGATCCGCCTGGCCAAGGACCACAACAAGGCCGAGGCGCTGCTGATCGCGCACTGGATGCTCCGGACGTCGCAGGCATGAGCGTTCGAATCCTCACCGGCGACTGCCGCAAGATGCTCAACACGCTGCCGGAGCAGTCGGTTCAGTGCTGCGTCACAAGCCCACCCTACTTTGGACTGCGCGACTACGGCGTGGATGGGCAGATTGGCATGGAGCAGACGCCCGACGAGTTCGTGGCACAACTCGTGGCGGTGTTCCGCGAAGTGCGGCGCGTGCTGCGCGACGACGGCACGCTGTGGCTCAACTTGGGGGACAGCTATGCGAGCAGCCCGGCCT